ACCAGAAGAATATTATTTTTCAAAATCTAAAAACCAATGGATTATGGTTTCTGATATGTCAGATATGCATGTTCGTAGAGCCTTTAAAAGATTATTAAAAATGATAAGGTTAGGAACATTAGTAGAACTTTCTGATTATAAAGGAGATACTAATAATAATGATATTCAAGTAGAATTAAACGCAATTGAAAATCATGTTTTTAAAATAAGAGATAAGTTAAGTGGCTGAATTAACTGATATACATTTTGAAATTATAGATAGAAATAGACATAGACGACATGAACAAATGAAAAAGCAAGACAAAGAAAGATTTGATAAGCTTAAAAGAATTGGTTGTATTGCTTGTTCAAAAAAAGGTTTATTTACTGAACCTATAATTCATCATATTAGAAAACATACAGGATTAGGATTAAGACCACCACACGATCAAACTATTCCTTTATGCCCTCAACATCATAATATGGGTAATGAATCAGTACACTTAAATAAAACAAAATTTGAAGAACTGTTTGGAACAGAACTTCAATTATTAGACGAAGCTAATCAAAAAATCAAACAACTAGAAAAGGAAAGTATATTTTATGACAAAGGAAACGAATAAATTTCATGCATTACAATTATTTACAGATACATTTACTGCAGAAACAGTACACCTTACAAACGAAGCTGTAGGCATTTACATTAGATTACTAAGCTTTGCTTGGACTAAAAACACCAAACCATTTAAAACCCAATCAGCTTATAGGATTTGCCAATGCAAAACAGAAAACTGCAAATTAAATGTAGATGAAGTTTTAGGCGAATTTTTTAAAGTTAATCCTAAAGATGATACTTGGACACATAAGAGATTAGTTCAAGAACATGCTTATTTAACTGATAAATATCAAAGAAAATCAGAAGCTGGTAAAAAAGGTGCAGAAGCAAGATATTCTGCTAATGGCAACATCATAGCACCTATACCTAGTCCTAAACCTATACCTACATATAAAATATATGATCAATCATTTGAAATACTATGGAAAGAATTAAAAATCAAAAGAGGCTCAAAATTTAAAGCTTATAAAGAATTTAATAAAATTAATATTGAAGAAATTACTAACGAACAAATTGTAAGGATTTATAACAATCAAATTAAAGGTATTGAAGAAAAAAAATATATTCCACATTTTGCCACTTGGCTATCACAAAGAAGATGGGAAATTGAAGAAGATAACGATATGCCAGATTTAGTTGATAGACTTAAAAAACTAGGTTATCAATATTTAGGTAATGAAGGAAATTTTGAAAAATTTACTAAAGATGGCAAAAACTATAAAATTGATATTTATGATGAAAAACATCAAATGCAATTAGTCCAATGATGGCAATATTAAGGATTTTTAAGTATTGCAGAAAAAGGATTATTGCATTAAGTATCCAGAATAGACAATTAAAAATGCAATTAGAATATCTTAGAGCCACATTAAACCAAGATGAACATACAAAGCATTAAATATGGCAGAAAAAAGATACAAGTCAGATTTGAAGTATTAAAAAATCTATATGGATATTTTGAAACAGAAAAAGAAATACTTGTGATTGACAGTAGAGTTAAAGGTTTAAGGCTATTTAATACAATTATGCACGAGTTATTTCATATAATTATTTTTTATGCTGGAATTAATGTAAATGATAGAGGAGAAGAACCTATTGCACAAGCAGTAGGCGATGGCTATTCAAAGATATTTAAACAAAATCCTCATCTTTGGAATATTTTAACTAAACTGATAAAAGGATAAATAATGGAAGTACAAGAAATTAATATTAACGAAATTAAACCATATAAAAATAATCCTAGAGAAATATCAAATGAAGCTATTGAAAAGGTTGCTAATTCTATAAAAGAATTTGGAAATAATCAACCTATAGTAGTTGATCAAAACAACATAATTGTGGTTGGTCATACTCGTTGGAAAGCTTTAAAACAACTTGGAAAAGAAAAAGCTTTTATTATTAAAAAAGAATTTCCAAAAAATAAAGCTATCGCCTATCGTATAATGGATAATAGATCTGGTGAACAAAGTAAATGGGAAAACAAATTACTTAAAGAAGAATTAAGCGTTTTAAGTAATGAAGAATTTGATTTAGATTTAACTGGGTTTGACGCAGAAGAACTAGATCAATATTTTTTTAAAGATGAAAAAATAATAGAAACAAATATTGATACATCTTTTGATGGTAGTATTAACGATGTTAAAATGGTGCAATTATTTTTTAACCCAGAAGATGAAATTAAATTTAAAACAGCAGTTGAAAAAATACAAAAAAAATACAACCTTGAAAATATAAGCGATTCAGTAATTAAAGCAGTCTTAAATGAAGCAGATAATTGTTAAAGAAATTTTAAACAAAGAACAAATTAAATCCTTAGAGGGTAAATTTATTAATGAAAGCTATATTAAACACCCAATAATTAGAGAAGATACTATAGTTAAAAATGAACAAGGAAAATTAGTATTAGTTTTTAAAAAAAAAGCTATACCACAACATATTGTAGATTCTAGTCGTTTAGCATTTAGAAAAGCTATAAGTGGTGGATCAAATAATAGAGGCATGGCTTCTGGCAATGTTTCTGATATTTATAAAGTAGGCGATAAAATTGGAACAAGAACTATTGGAAAAGTTTTAAAAAATAGATGGTATCCATTACTACCAAATGGCAAACTTTCAAAAACAAGTTATGGATTAAATGTACTTAGTAGCACAATTGGTTTTAATGATAGATACCCTAGGATTCCATATTGCAGAACATCAGCATTTGCACAAAAAAATTTACAAGCTTATAAACAAACATTACCATATATTTCTGGTGTTAACAAAATTTATGAAACATACGCACCAACTCATTACAAACTCCAAAAAAAATTAGCTGATTTAACTAGTCAAGATTTTATTATTAAAAATACTTCATTTACCACAGTAACAGTTAATAAAAATTATAGGACTGCTTGTCATTATGATGCTGGAGATTACAATAAAGGTTTTGGAAATTTAGGTGTTTTAAAACTAGGTACATATACAGGTGGTTATACAGTTATTCCTAAATATGGTATAGGCATTGATTTATCTGATAGTGATGTAGCATTATTTGATGTTCACGAGTTACATGGTAATACAGAACTTAAAAGAAAAGGATATTCTGAAAGAATTAGCGTTGTTTGTTACTACAGAGAAAATATGATTTATTGTGGGGATCATAAATATGAACTGGATAGGGCTAAAAAGGGTTTAAAAACTAAGTTTAATGAAGAAGAAAAAATTAAAGTAGCTAAAATATTAAAAGATAATGACTTGTAGTTGTATAGCCATTGGTGGTATCCCAGCTAGTGGTAAAAGCACATTAATTAATACTATTTATAAAGATTTAGATGTTAATACAAATTTTAAATCTGGTTTGATTAGAGGTCATTATTTAAAAGAGTACAACCTTTTGATAGTAGGAATTTATAATACATTTAAAAAATTTAAAGGAACTGATTTACTTTCTATGTCAGCACAAGCTGATTTTAAAAAATTAATTGATTTAAATAAATATAATATTGTTTTTGAGGGGGATAGGCTATTTACTAATGATATATTAGAATATGTTAATAAAAAATATAAATTAAATGCAATTATACTTAAAACAACTAATGAAAATATTGAAAAAAGACATAAACAACGAAAAGATAAACAAACAGAAAAATTTTTAAAGAGTAGAAATACAAAGATTAACAACATTTTAAAAAATCCTAATTTAAAAATACAAACATACAACAATGACAATTTGGAAGATATGAATAAGCTAGTTTCAATGTTAGTTGCAATAATTAAAAAATTTAAGTAAAAAGGACAAAATGGCAAGACCAATGAAAAAAGTAGATGAAGAAGCTATTAAGAAATTAGCGCAATTACACTGCACTTATGATGAGATTGCAGAGTTTTCTGGGGTATCTACAAAGACTTTACAAAGGAATTATGTCCACCTTATAAAAAAGGGTCGTGAGATGGGCAGAATAAGTTTAAGACGAGCACAGTTTGAGAAAGCATTATCTGGCAATGTAGTTATGCAGATATGGTTAGGAAAACAACATTTAGATCAAAAAGATAAAATAGAACAAACAACCTACAACGAACCATTACCATTAATCATTAATGCTAAACCTGATGAAATAGAAGATGTCAAAAAAAAAGGGTAATGTATTCGGTGCAGTTATTGAGTACACTA